ATTTTATGGCAAATATTACATTAAAAGATATCACACCCATTCATTTTCTAAATACAGTTAAATTACTCAAGGCTGACGATTATCGGGTTTACTGTACGTTAGATACGATTGAGATCAGGTTTGAAACGAAGCGATTTTATACACGGGAAGAAACTCAGGCTCGATTTGATCTTTGCGACCATTTGGCGGCGTTTTTGAGTGAATTAAGAAATTCGAGCGTGCCGATAGACAAGGAAGAGTTTATTCAGGCATTTAGCCCGATTGCACCAAAACCTAGATTTTATAGACGAAAATAGCCGATAATTGCCAGCTATTTATATAGTAGTAAGATAATTTTAACCTCTAGCTATACGCCCTGGTTCATCTTCAAGAACTCTCCATCTCCAATATAATTCGGTTCTCACCCAAACAACATCATCTTCCGTGTGTTTTTTAAATTCTTCTAACAATTTTCGATTGAGAACCTGATTGCCTTCGCTATTCTCAATTAGATATTGTTCAAAGCTATTTTTTACTAAATAATCAACAACATCATCTTGGTACAAACAGGCTTCTCTTTCTAGCTTAGAAAGCATCCACGAAATTATATTATTTATTGACACTTTCCAAAGACTCCTCAGGAAATCGCCCTTTTTCCAATTTTTTTCCAGCAAACCATTGACAGGTGTAATACCCATTGAATTCTCTTGGTGCATCAATAGTTAAACCCGTGGAGCTTTTTTCGACAGCTTGTACGGTCATATCAGGTCCTCCTGATTTTAATTTGACAATATCACCGACATTAAAAAGATTTTTCTGTTTTCTAGTCATCTTATATCTCCATATGTACTGTTTAAATAATGCTCTATGTAAATTAGGGATCTCTGTAACACCCGAACTTTGGTTCGAAATCCCGCAATTTTTATTTACCCCAAGATAGTGTTTTATCAAATACATCTGTGCTGTAGGTGCTACATTTTAGAGTTACTCCTTCAGCTTTTATAACACTCCCTTTAGAATAGGGTTTACCATCGTAGATACAATATTTTGTATCGTCTGATTTTTCTGTTGGAAGTGATTTGAGAACTTTTCTTTCAAAAGAAGGTTGTTGGCAAGCAACTAATAGCAAAGTTGTAGCAGAAACAATTAATAATTTTTTCATATTTACCTCACGCTTTTTCAAATTTCTTAACATTTTTTTTAATTAGTACATCAACATCGACATTTTTAGAGTTTGCCGGTGTAATCTTACTTAGGATATTTCTGTTATCTTGTGTTTGTCTTAACCCATTTTTTCTAAGGTGGTAATTTTGTTCATGTTCTTGACTTTGATTATGGAATTTATGATCTGATTTAGGCATAACTTACCTCCTAGTTTAATAAAACTTTATGCAAAATGTTGCATAGTCCATTTGGGCTTTTGCCCGAGTGGACTCTCTTTAATAGTCCACTCTTGTGTCAAAATGACACAAATCAGTTTATTAATTAATCAATCTTTAAATGATTGCTACAGTCTTGAGTGAATAATTATTTCTTTATTTTTAATAATTATGTACTTTTGGTTTTATCCTTACCTGAATTTTCAGCATTATGAAGTAAATCCTGTTTTGCTTCTTGAAGGTAGTTATCCAATAGATGATTAACTATATCACTCATTTTAGTTAGTTTTCCGCTCTTATGACTGATTTCAATAGCTAACATTTCTAACTTATTCCTTCTCATTTCATTAACTCGAACAGATGTATCTTTTCTCATTATTTCTATCTCAAAATCTGGTTTGTAATTGATGTCCTATTATACTTTTTTTGTCTCAAAGTATGTAAATATGCTTGTATGCGGTATGTAAAAGTTGTATATTTTATTTGATGTATGTACACATGCGGTATAGAGGCATAAGTGATCGACTTCTTGAAGCTATCAATTCCATTCAAAACAGAGCATATCCTCGTTTGCAAAGACGGGGAAACCTCTTTTTTGAAAGAAACCCTGATAGAGATAGCCAAGAGAACAGGTCTTAAACTACGGGCAGGCAATGTCACCTTTGAGATTGACGGTGATCTTGATGTTGCCGAACTGTCCCACCCTTATGAAGCCATTCCTAGTCATTTTGGTTCGTTAGCAATGAAAGTCTTCAACGGCAGCGATAGAATGAAAACCCCGCCTTATATTGAGCTGAAAGCCAGTCCCGCAAAATTACTTCAAGGGCATAATGTCTTTGGTTCAACCAATCTTGATGTTTGTTGTTTTGTGATGCTGAAAACCTTTTGTGAAGCCTTGCCAGAACTCTACGAAATGACTGACACTGAAAATACGATGATAGATTGGATTGATGTCACCTATTCAGCTCATATTCCGTCTGAAATGATGCAAAAGCAGGTGATTAGCTTTTTGCAAAATGTGAGAGCAGGGCAAACCAAGAAAACGCGATATAACCGAGAATATGAGACAACAGCAGAATGGAACAGTGGTTCAGAGCATAGAGTCCTTAAAGTCTATTTAAAAGGGGCAGAGTTGCAAAAACGTTTGTCCGAAATCCAATCCGAATTAAAACGTACGCCAAATAAACAAAATCTTCTTAATGTGCTAAACGTGTTAAGCAATCCAAATTTAATTGAATTTTCCAAGCAATGTGTGCGTTTTGAGGCTCGGCTAAAACAACGTTATTTAGATAAATACCGTATTCCACGCAAATTATGCGATTTAATCCAGTATCAAAGACAGTATGAAAAACAGGGAAAAAGCCTGATTAAAGACCTATGGCAAGATGCCTTTAACGATATTATCCAAGCGGTTGGAGAAAGCAAAATGAATGTATATAACCGAGACAATATTCAGAAATTACTGAAAAAACAGTATTACACAGTAACACCTAAGGGCAATATTAGTTATGCGAAGGCAGATAGATTATTTGGTTTTTATAAAAACTTATTAACTTATGGATATTTAGAAACTCAGTCAGAAATGGATAGAAAAACGTTCTGGCGACACGAAAAAGACTTATTAGCTGTCGGGCTAACGAAAGCCCAGTTGCAAAACCTCAAAGCCCACGAACGCCATAACATCATTCCGTTAATGAAACTTGTTGAAATTGATTTTAGTTGTCAGCGTCCTGATTGGTATGTTGAACCAACATTAGATTTTGTCCAAATGCAGTTAGCTGCGTAATTTAACTAACCGAGAGGTATAAAAATGAGTAATCAAAACATTGAACAGTATTTATTGAAAGTACAAATTTTTTCAACTTCCAGAATTGATGAACGGTCAGGGGTAAGTGAGAAAACGGGAAAAGATTGGTTTATTCGCACGCAGGAAGCCTATATTGAATTAGGTGGTCAGTTTCCTGTTCAAATTAAAGTGCCCTTGAAAAAGGATCAAGTTCCTTATTCTCCTGGTAATTACTATGTTCATCCAACTTCTTTTAAAGTCAGTGGTTATTTTGATTTAAAAGTAAGTGATATTGTTTTAGTTCCCGCTATTGATAAGTGATGAATGAAGAAATAGAAATTACAACTAAGTTTTGCCACCCTTATATGAGTTTTGGCGGTGATGGTTGTAGTGATGTCGTATTGAAAGTGCCACGGACAGAGGCGGTCAAACTTCAATCTGTGGCACATTCAGGGAATGAAAATCAAGGCTTTTCAGTGGGTGATTTTTTTCATCATACCGATAGCTTTGGTTTTTCATTTGGTCTTGTGCTTATTTTTTATTTAATCGCTAAATCTGTGGGAACATTTTTAGCGCTTTTCAAATAAGCACATAATTTTAACTCAATATAAGGAGTTTCTTATGTCAAATTTAAAAAAATACCTTATTGCTGCTGTAGTTTTGGGATCTTCCGTTGGTGCTTTTGCTGGCAGTGAATCGGCACAAAAAGTACAAATTGATGTTTCCGGTATGCTTAATCAAGTTGATTTTTCAACGGTGATTGCCGGAATTATCGCCGCAGGCGGTGTGTTAATTGGCCCGCGTATTGCCAAAATGGGTATCCGCTTTATTTTGGGACTATTTGGAAAATAACAATAACAAGGGGGGATTTGCGTCCCCTTTTTTCTTTGGGGTGCGTATGTTATGGGATTTTGCTTATTTTCTTTTGGGTATGGTATGCGGTTTAGTCGTGGTGCTTGGCTTAAATGGATAGTGATTTTTAGTTTTATTTTTAACGTTGTTTTATCCTATAAAGCTAACGCTAATCCGTTACTTGCCCGCGTGGTATTAGCTGAAGTGTTTGAAGGGATTGTTGCAAGACGGGCTGCGGTTTCTGTGGTTGGGAGAGCTGCCGCAAATGATGCCGCTTATTTAGCGGCAAATGAAGCAGCAATAGGATTACGTGCAGCACAGACTTATCGGGCATTGGGAACGGTTGCGGCAAATGATGCAACATTTGCTGTTGGCGCAACATCAACATTACGCAATGCGAAAGATATTTCATGGGTTGCGTTAGCGTTAACATCAGGTGCAATTACGCTTAAGGATTTGAATGTAGAAAGTAATAGCAAAATCGGGGTTGCTTTTGAGCCTACTGCAGTTCCTTTGGCTGATGGTCGTTATGCGATAAATGTGAATGGTGAAACAAAAGTTGTCAACGCAATGCCGAGTCCGAAAGATCCAATTATTTATCAGTATTCAAAAGAAAAGAAACAGATTTCGGAAAATTCACAGGATATTTATAAATCCGATGTCTTAGATAAACATTATAAATATTTCAATACGTTAAGAACGGGGGAGTACGCGCAATCAAATTCTATTGAAAAATTGGCTGAATATATCGCGCAAGAGGAATGGGGAGGAAAAGGAGAAGAAAATTATTCAGAAGTCGATATTGAGGGCAAGAAATACCGTTATCTACGTTCACAAACTACCGTAGAAAATCGTTATTTACGTCATCAAAAAATAGGTAATATGATTTATCCTGAAGTTCGTCAGATATTTACCGAAAAACAATTAAACTATGATTTTGAGCCGATTTTAGAGGGAAATACTGGCTCGCAAATCGTTTATTCTTTTAATCCACCTAAACCTTCGGATTATGAAGTTTCTACACGTGTAAATAATTTAACCTACATTAGATTTGAAGAAAATCAACATTGGGTAGGCGATTTTCCAACAACTTCATCAGATAAGCAGTTAAATTCAGTCGCAGATTTAGATTTAAATCTTTATACCAAACCCTTAACCGCCACACAATTAGCGTTATTGTATAACGCCTTATTGATGTCTGCTGCGTCTCAGCCTGGTTATATTGGAGTTCCGTTTAGTGCATCTGATCCGATTACATCGGCAGAAGTACAAGCACAATTAAATAAATTAGGTAAAACAGCAACTTTTGCCGATTTATTTGCTAAAGCAGGTGTAGGAAATCAATTATCCATAGGCACATCAAACCAACCACAACCTATTCCACAACCCACACCGAATCCCGGTACGCGTCCAGGTGAAGAAAAAGATGATAAAGATATTGATGATGAACCCAAATATCCTGAACTTGAGTCACCCACAGCACGACAAATTTTAGAGCCATTTAATCAGTTTTTTCCGCAGCTCAAGAATTTTCATTTAGCCGATCGTGCTGTGCAGTGTCCAACGTGGGAAGGGCATATTGATTATTTAAATATTGATGTTCGATTAGATAAGCATTGCCAATATGTAGAGCAAAATAAAGCCGTGATTACTTCCTTGATGCTGCTTATTTGGGGAATTGTCGCATTAAGAATTTTATTGAGTGCATAAGGAATAACAATGGGTAGCTTAATTTTACGTTTATTTAGTGGTTTTCTTGGGTTTGCTTTTAAAGGTATTGTTGCAAAATTTTTTGTTTTTTTCGCACTTTTCTTTATTACAACGGAATTTATTCCCGTGGTGATTGAGTTATTTTTGCCAAAAGAGATACCAAATTTAAATGCGTTATTTATTGGTTTACCTGATTCTATTTGGTATTTTCTATCAATATTGCAAATTCCAACAGGAATAACATTGGTTATTTCGGCAATGTTGGCGCGCTTTATTATTCGTCGTTTACCAATTATTGGTTAGGGATCATTATGGCTATTTCGGCTTATGTGGGATTACCTGGACACGGCAAATCTTATGAAGTGGTAAAGTCTGTCATCATTCCCGCCATTGCTTCGGGGCGTAGGGTAGTTTCAAATATTTACGGATTAAACAAACAATTAATTGAAGAATATTGCCTATCAAAAGATAAAAAATTGTCGCCTGATAACTTAGGTGAATTGGTTATTGTCGATAATGATTTATGCTTAGGTGTTGATTTTTACCCTTACAAGAACGCAATAGATAATAAAATTGAAACCTTTTGTAAAGCAGGAGATTTAATCATTATTGATGAAGCGTGGCGATTTTTCCCAAAGAAAGAAAAAATCAATGATAACCACTTTTCATTTTTATCAGAACACCGACATTTTACAGATAGTAACGGCATTTCTTGTGATTTTGTTATTTTGAATCAAGATTTAACCAATTTACAAAAAGAGCTTGTAGAGCGAATTGAAACGACATTTAAAATGACAAAGTTGGTTGCTGCTGGATTAAAAAACCGCTATAGAGTTGATGTATTTTCAGGTAATAAATGTTGGAAAACCGCAAAGACGGCAAGTTATCAAGAAAAGTATGATAAGGCTATTTTTCCGCTTTATAAAAGCTATGAAACCGATAATGGACGGGAATTAGTCACAGATAAACGGCAAAACGCGCTGAATAAATCCAGTATTAAATATTTTGCCGTGTTTGCCGTATTGATTGTCGGGTTTTCGTTATATAAGCTCATTAGCTTTTTTACGCCACCTGAACAGGATACGCCAAAAGTTGAACAGACATTAAGCGAAAATAAGGAAATTGAAGCGATTACATTAAATAATCAGCCACAACTTCAAGTAACTTTACCGTTATCAACGCAATGGCGCATAACAGGGGAGTTACAAAAATCAGGAAAAGCCTTTGTGATTTTGGCTGATAACCAAGGTAATTTACGGTTAGAACCACGTTCTAACTTTAATTTTACGGGGCGAATGTTGGAAGGCATTATTGATAATCAACGGGTTAATTATTATTCTGGAGTAAAACAATGAAATTACAACGTAACATTTTATGTTTTTTTTCCTGTTTTTTGTTTGGTGTGGCGCAGGCAAAAAATGTTGATTTTAAGCTTGAAGCCGTACCGTTACCGAAAGCGGTAGGAATGATCTATGATGAAGTTTTAGAAAAGCCTTATATGCTTGATCCAAAATTATCAGCAGATACGCGGTTAATCAGCTTTCATACCACAGAAAATCAAGATTTTAACCAGTTCATTACGCGTTATTTTGAGAATATGAACATTAAAGTTTATGAGAAAAATGGCGTAGTTTATCTTGCGCATATTGAGCCAAAACCGCCCAAAATTATCAAACACAGTTTTGTTTATAATCCTGTTCATCGTGATACAGAATATCTTGCGCAGTTTTTACAAGGAGAGGGGCAAGTCTCGGCAAGTGGTGATAAGCTCGTTTATTATGGAACAGCGGAAGATATTGCAAGAATTAAATCAGTTTTAAAATCGGTTGATACGCCAAGCCGTGAAGTCGTTGTAACGGGTTATGTTTTTGAAGTGCAGGACATTGCCAAAGAAGGAAGCGGAATTAATTTATTGGCAAAATTGCTATCGGGAAAACTGGGTATCAACATTGGTTACAAACAAAACTATGAAAATTTTATTACGGTTAATGCAGGGAATTTGGATGCAATGATTGAGTTATTTCGCACTGATGAACGCTTTCAAGTCGTTAGTAGCCCAACGTTGCGTGTAAAATCAGGTTCAAAGGGAAATTTTTCAGTAGGTTCTGATGTGCCTGTTTTATCAAATGTTACCTATCAGGACGGCAGACCTATTCAATCGATTGAATATCGTTCTTCTGGTGTGATCTTTGATATACAACCAACGATTAAAAGTAATGCGATAGACTTAAAAATCAATCAACAACTTTCTAATTTTGTGAAGACGGATACGGGCGTAAATCAATCGCCAACACTGATTAAACGCGATATTGTTACTGATGTTACGCTTAAAAGTGGTGATATTGTGGTTTTAGGCGGACTGGCTGAAAACAAATTAACGGAGGGTGAAACAGGTTTTTCATTCTTACCGAAAGGCTTCTTGACGGGAAAATCTAAATCAAACACTAAGACAGACATTGTAATTTTATTGCAAGTTAAAATGATCTAATTGAATTTCATAAAGTAAAAACCACAAAGGGTAAAGGCGTTACACGCCTGCGCTTTGTGGTTTTTACCTTGTTACTTCATCATTAAATTTGAATTAGCAATATTATAGGGGGGTGTCGGGGGAAAATGCCACGCATTTTCTCCTGACGTAAGGCGCAGCGGCTGCAGCGCCGGAAACAGAGATATTTATTTGAAAAAATGAATTCATTGCGCTCGGCATTCTTCAAAAAATCACAGCAATTAATGCGCCTTCTGCAGAACCTTTATAGCCACGTCCTTTAAGCTGATTAGATAATGCGAAACGCACCGTGCGTCTTTACATTTCCCTGACATTCCAATTTAACCATTCAATAAAACGATAAAATGACGCGTTACAACGTGTTATCCAGCCTTATTTTGTCTTGTTTTGCTAGTGCTTGTGACTTGTGCATAACTGTGTGATTTATTTAATCCGTAGTTTCCGCTAACCTGATAACTAATTTCGTATAATGATTTTCGGATTATGTTACAATTCGCAGCGCGGTATAATCGCCATTGGCACCGCGCAAGAATTTACACATAATCCGCTATTATGCGAAATTTTAAGTTATTAAATTTATGTCAAATATTACCATTCAGCATATCACACCAAGACATTTTTATGAGGCAGTGAAACTTCTCAAACAAACTGAGCATAATATAAGATTTAGCTATGATACGGTTGAAATTCGTTTTGTTTTTGACAGATTGGAAACTGCAGAACAGACTCAAGCAAGATTTGAGAAAATGGAACACTTGGGGGAGTTTTTAAAGGAACTGACAAATTCATCAGTTCCTATTGATTTAGACGAGTTTATTAAAAATTATCGTTATCAGCCTAGAAATAAGTTTTTTAATAATCGGTAACAAAAGAACCTGAGTTTTCGTGATAGATATCTAAAGCAGCTTTTGGAAAAGTCTCTTCATTTGACTTATTTTGCTCAAACCATTTACATACTACCTGTTCATTGTCTCTAACTAAGACTACCGTCATTAAAGGGCTGCCTGATTTGAGTTGAACTATTGTTCCTACTTTAATTTCTTCCATTTTTTCCTCCTATGGATATATATAGAGTAGCTATTTTATTCCAATTTTGGTTCCGATATATATGATGGCCAAAATTAGTATTATACCTGTTATTAAACTCATACTCTTTCCTTGGTTAATTTGGGCTTGAAAGGGTACAGAAGTTCGGGAGTTCTGTAACACCCGAACTTTACCGCAATATTCTGCGGTTAAATTGGTAATCTTCCTGTATTTTCTAACCAGTTTTTTAGAAGTTCATTACTATCTAGAATTGATTTTATATAGTCTTTATCCTCATAATTAGCCGTAGCTATCAAATAATTGTTTATAATTAACTTTAATTGTCTTTGATAACTATCTTCATCAGGATATAAATCATACGTTCTCATGCCGGAGATGCCAACATTAGAACTTATTAATTCAAAGTATTCTCTTGCCATTTTTCTAAAAAACAGCTCTTTTTCTTCATTGCATAGATTGTTAGGAATGGAAAAGAAAATATTTTGTTCGTGATGTAGTGCTTCAGGAATGGGGAAATCAAGAGTAATCTGAGATTCTTCAGGAACGAAGAAACCTTCTTCACCTAGTTTCTTAATTACAGTCTGATTGATTAACTCAATGTTTTTTTTACTAAGTTGTCTAGTATCGTAAGAGAGTCTGAAATATCTCATTTACTTTCCTTTTTGTTAGCAAAATTAATGTAATCATCATCTGTTACGTTATCTAATCCCTTCTTAATTAAAATCTTAAGAATTTCAGTATCTTTTATACTCATTTTGGTAAGCACAACAGCTTTTACATGTTCTTCTTGGACTTTTTTCCATGTTAGATCATCAATGTGTTTTGTCGGCATTTTGTGTTCCCTATTTCTACTTATGAAAAAATAATATCATTTCTTAGAAAAAAAGAAATTATTTTATTGACATCTAAGAAATGAGATTATTATAATTTAGTGAAATCTAATTTCTTAGAAAAAAAGTTTTTCTTTTTTGAGGGTTACTTTGTGAACTTATTTATTGACTGGTTAGAGATAGAGCAGGACTTTGGGGTAGAAATCCCTGAAGAGCTTTTACTCTCTATTTATGGTCAATATTTAATGGTTGTTACTGAAGGCGGTGAAATTCAAAAAAGTAGAGTCACAGGTAAATACCATCATAAAGGCAGCTATTGTGATGAGGTTAGTATTAAAATCTCGGGTTCTGTTATTCGTATGGCAGGAAATCCAAGTAGATGGGGTCGAGTAGAAAATGTTTTTGGTTTTGATACTGTAGATAGTTGCGTTTCCTGTTTCAATTCAATTCTTTCCTCTCTTAAATTACCAATCTTTACTCGTTGCACTGAAATTTTTTATCGCCAAGGCGAAGATGGCTCTAAGGTCTCAAAATTTTCTAATGGCGCAATCATTAAACGTTTAGATATTACGACCAATAAAGCTGTTGGTAAGGGTAATGAGCGTACATTTCTAAAAGCCTTATCGCAGATGCGTTATAGAAATTCTATTGGCAGACTTCATACAAATGGTTGCACCACGGATTGGCTTAGTGAAAAAGGAAATGCCAATTTAATTTATCCAAGCTGTTATATAAAACACGAAGAAATGCGAGTTCATTCTTATGACAAGATTAAGCGTAAATTTGGTGAAGAATCAAAAGAGTTTAGATATTACAGAAGTGTTTATGAGTATTGCAGAGAAAATGGGGTAGTCCGTTTTGAGCAAAAATTAAAATCAAGATATTTGCAGCGTGAAAATTTATGTTATTGGGGAATTAGTGATTTTTCAGTATTAGAAAACTTACAGAAGGAATTTACTGACATGTATAAAAAGCTAAATGTAAGTCAATATGATTTAGAAACCATTGCTGAACAATTAGTTTCTCAAGGGATTGTTGATACATTGAGAAAAGCAACAACTTCAGCATATTACGCAATGTTATGGGCTAGTGGCAAAGAGTTAGGCCTAAAATCTCGTCAATATGAAACTCATAGAGCAAGATTAAGAAAAATAGGTATTGATATTGCTAATCCTTGCGATGTTGAGAAATTCCAAGCGGTTAGAGTTATCGCCTGTGAAAATATTATGGTTCGTCCATTTAAAGCCCCTGATTTTTATCAATTTCCAAGTAACGCTCCTCAGTTACGTTTTGTTGTTTAATAAATAAGTCTTTTCATCATTAATTAGGAGAAATCAATTATGCGTACCGGATTTTATATTGTAGGTATCTTAAAAGGTTATAAATCTTCATCTTTCACTAATAGAGAGACTGGAGAAGTAAAAGATCGTCATAACATGGGGGTTCAATTACAAGAGCCTGATGGTTATGGCGGCTATAACACGTCAATTCAAGAAATCAAGATTGATGATCGTTCTATGAATGATGTGTTAAGAAATACGATTAATCGCTTAAAGGATAAAACGGTAATGGTGCTTGTTTATCCTCGTGAATGGGCTATGGAAAATGGCCGTAAAGGTATCACTTACAATTTTGATGAAAGTTCAATCATAGAAGAATTGAAATAATGCGTGAATTTATAGAAATGGTAGGAGCGAGTTTTATTGGTTGTAGTCTTGCTCTAACAATTTTTTATTTATTGGTATTTCATTTATGAGTAATGAAATCGAGATTACAACGAAGTTATGTCAATCTCAATCAGGCATTAGTTGTAATGACGTAGTTTTGAAAATACCACAGACAGAGGCCGTCAAACTTCAATCTGTGGCATTTTCAGGTAATGAAAATCAAAACTTTTCGGCTCAGGATTTTATTCATCATGTCGATAGTTTTGGCTTTTCATTTGGTCTGGTGCTTATTTTTTATTTGATAGCTAAATCTATTGGTTCAATTTTAGCTATTTTGAGATGAGCACATCATTTTAACTCAGTACAAGGAGTTTATTATGTCAAATCTTAAAAAATATCTTGTTTCAGCAGTTGTTTTGGGTTCTTCATTAAGCGCTTTTGCTCAAGGTGAAGCAGCTCAAAAGGTACAAATTGATGTGAATAGTATGCTTGGACAAGTGGACTTTTCTACTGTAGTAGCAGGTATTCTTGCTGCAGGTGGGGTTCTTCTTGGTCCTCGAATTGCGAAAATGGGTATTCGATTTATTTTAGGTTTATTTGGCCGTTAGGGAAAAAGGAGGGTTCCCCCTCCTTTTTTATTTATTAATCAATGATAAAGGGCTAGGTAATGTTTTTATGGGATTTAATATACTTTTTCCTTGGAATAGTTTGCGGATTGGTCGTAGTGCTTGGGTTGAACAATTTATAGTTATTGTATTTTTTGCATTTTTTTGTGGCTTATCATTTTCTGCTGACAGACCTTTTACAACTGAAAATAAAACTAAAGTAATTGTGAAAGACTTGCTTGAGAGATCATATAACAGAACGTATAACTTACCTGCTGTTATTCCTAATTCTGGTGCATCTACAATGCAAGAAGTACGTAGAGCAAATGTTTTACGTAGTATTGCTAAAAAAGCGACTAGAGCATCCGGAGCTTTATATTCTAAACATCCTATTACGGGTTTAGCGGTTACTTTTGGTTTGGGATATTTTACTGACGAATTGATTGATAGTGCTTTTCAGAAATTTACTTCTGCCTCTCAAGATTCATTAGGTTTTTATGTTATGGCGAAAGATCCTAAAACAGGCCGGTTAGAGAAAGTTTATTTAGAGGAAGAGCCATCTTTATTTAATCCGGCATTTGTAAATCTTCAAGATAATATAGTTTTTACTTATGAAGATGCCTATGGAACTTGTCAAACATCTTCCTATGATGAAACGTTGAATTGTGCAATTAATAAAAATTTTGAGCTAAAGATGGAAAAAGCTTCGTCTAATTCAGTTTTATCCGATTTTAAGGTTGTTTCTAAAGAAAAATCTCCAATTTATGCAGATGGTTTATTTGTTAATTATAGTTACAAACAATGTTTTAAAAATTCATCTAATTGCTTTACTCAAAGATCTTTTTTTACAGTTAGGGTTATAAAAAAAGAACAAAGATCACCATCGGCAAAAGCTCAAGTAGTTTGGGGAGGAAACGTTGTTCCAGATGATAAGGTTGTTTTACAAGATGATGCTCAAATATCTACTTTTGCTAAAAATGCAGTTTCGTTAAACAGTGATGAATTCACCGATGAAGAAAGAAAAGTGATTTCTAATATTCAACCTAGTGATGTTAGAAAATATTTTACAGATCCATCTTTAAAAGCTAAGGATTTAAGTAGTTTTAGATATTCAGATGATATGTTTGATGATGTTGTTAGCTCTAGTAATCCTAAACCTAAAGAGGGTGAAAAAGAGTCTGATTCTACTTCTATATCAAAAAGCGTTGATTTTTCTTCTCCGGCTGTTGATATGCCTGATATTAATCCTCCTACAGCACTTCAAATACTGGAGCCATTTAATGAATTTTTCCCTTCTTTAAAAGATTTTAATATTTCCGAAAGAGAAATACAGTGTCCAGTTTGGAGTGGGCATATTCCGTATTTAGAGGCCAATGTAACTTTAGATAGACATTGCGATTATGTAGAAAGGAATAAAGGCATCATATCATCTTTGATGTTATTGATTTGGGGAATTGTTTCTTTAAGAGTTTTATTGAGTGCTTAGGGAGGGCGGTTTTATGTATGGAGTTATATTTGCTGCATTATCTTCTTTAATGCAATTTTTGGTTAGAGGTGTGATTGCAAAATTTTTTGTATTTTTTGCATTGTTTTATATTACGACCGAATTTATTCCTGTAATTATAGAGTTGTTTTTACCTAAGAATATTCCAAACATAAAGGATTTATTTAATGCGTTGCCGGATTCAATTCTTTATTTTTTATACATTTTAAAAGTTCCTACAGGTATAAGCCTTTTCATTTCTGCTTTACTGTCTCGTTTTATCATTCGCAGAATTCCTGTTATTGGATAGGGGGTAATTTATGGCTATTTCTGCTTATGTAGGGTTACCCGGGCATGGTAAATCTTATGAGGTGGTTAAATCCGTCATTATTCCTGCCATCTCATCGGGGCGCAGAGTTGTATCAAACATTTACGGATTAAATAAACAATTAATAGAAGAGTATTGTTTATCGAAAGATAAGAAATTGTCACCTGAGAATTTGGGTGAGTTAGTAGTTGTAGATAATGACGCTTGTTTAAGTGAGAATTTTTATCCTTATAAAAATGCGATAGATAACGGTATTGAAACCTTCTGTAAAGCAGGGGATTTAATTGTTATTGATGAGGCTTGGCGCTTTTTCCCTAGAAAAGAAAAAATCAAAGACAATCATTTTTCATTTTTATCTGAACATCGACATTTTACTGATGATAATGGTGTTTCTTGTGATTTTGTCATTCTTAATCAAGATTTAACTAATTTACAAAAAGAACTTGTTGAGCGTATTGAAACCACGTTCAAGATGACAAAACTTGTCGCAGCAGGTTTGAAAAGTCGTTACAGAATAGATGTTTTTTCAGGTAATAAATGCTGGAAAACATCAAGGACTTCAACTTATCAAGAAAAATATGATAAAGCTATTTTTCCACTTTATAAAAGTTATGAAACGGAAAATGGACGAGAACTAGTTACGGATAAGAGACAGAACGCATTAAACAAATCTAGCATTAAGTATTTTGCTGTTCTTTTTGTGCTTATTTTTGGTTTTTCAGTATATAAATTGATTAATTTTTTTCATCCAAATGATGTGAACGATAGTAAACCGGAACAAACAATACAAGAAAATAGTGAATTAAATTCAGTATCGGAATCTAGCAATCAGTTGCCGATTCAAATAGTACCGCCTTTATCTGCTCAATGGAGAATAACAGGGGAGTTACAAAAATCAGGAAAAAGTTTTGTGATTTTAGCGGATAACCAAGGAAATTTACGTTTAGAACCTCGTTCAAGCTTTAATTTTACAGGTCGGATGCTAGAGGGGATTATTGATAATCAACGAGTAAATTATTATTCAGGAGTAAAACAATGAGATTACAACGTAACATTTTATTTTTCTTATTTATGTTTGTTTTTGGTTATGCTCAAGCGAAAAATATTAATTTCAAATTGGAGGCTGTGCCATTACCTAAAGCTGTAGGAATGATTTATGACGAAGTTTTAGAAAAGCCTTATATGTTAGATCCCAAACTGGCCGCAGATACACGTTTGATTAGCTTTCATACAACTGAAAATCAAGATTTTGGCCAATTTATTACACGATATTTTGAAAATATGAATATCAAGGTTTACGAGAAAAATGGGGTTGTTTACCTCGCTCATATTGAGCCTAAACCCGCAAAAATTATTAAGAAAAGTTTTGTTTATAATCCTATTCATCGTG